TGATGTTCGAATCCTAGACGCCTCACTGGAAGATGCTTCCCCTGATGAAGGGGTCGATGTTTATGTTTGGCCCGAGCCCGTCGATGCAGCGCTGGATGCAACTCCTGATGCCAGCCCTGTCTGCGCTCCCTTTGGGGAGCGGGAGAGCTGTCAGGTTCCCGGGCTCCTCGGGCCCTGTGGAGTCGGTGAGAGGAGCTGCTGGGAGACATCCTGGTCTGAGTGCTTTCAAGTCACCGGGCCTCGGTCCGAAGAGTGCAACGGGATTGATGACAACTGTAATGGGCTTGTTGATGAAGAGCCATTTCTTGAGGAGTTCCTGCCCCTTCAGGCTGCCTGTTATTCCGGCCCCGACGAAACAGCTAAGATCGGCATTTGTCTTGGCGGCTATACGGAATGCGGCGCCCGACTGGTCGACGATGAGGTTGAGTGGGGTTTTTTCGGCGAGTGTATAGGCGAGGAGCTTCCTCGAGATGAGATCTGTGACTCCATAGACAACGATTGCGATGGCTCTATCGACGAAGGAGTTTTAAATGACTGTGGCGCTTGCGGCGAAGCTCCTCCTGAGCTCTGTGATTTTATTGATAATGATTGTGATCTTCGAGTAGATGAGGATGCCGGGAACTGTGAGTGCGACAATCCGCTTTATGTGCCTCAGCCCGAGCTCTGTAATGGCTTCGACGAAGACTGTGATGACAGAATAGACGAGGGAGAGGGCGGGGGACCCCTCACCCGCCTATGCAGCACAGATCCGGCTACAGGAGAACTTCTCTCTTTTGAGAATAGAGAAGATGGGCCTCAATATGAGGGCGGGGCATGTCGTCTTGGACTTTCATTCTGCGAGCAGGTGGTGGACCAAGAAGGACTTGTCAGATTCGGCTACTTTGAGTGCCTGGAAGAAGTTGCCCCCTCTAGGGAGAGGTGCAATGGATTCGATGATGACTGTGATGGCATTCTGGACGAAGGCTTTGAGCAGGGCAGCGTGGCAGTCCTGATGGTTGTTGACGTTTCAGGGTCAATGCAGGAGAACGAACTTCTAACTGCATTCAACACTACTCGCGATGCGGTCCAAGCTATTCACCAAGATGGAGCTCCTGAAATCTGCTACCTCCTGGCGATTGTCGGGAATGATGATCGACATGACCCTTATCTTTTTGCTCCTGCTCACAATTGCGTTCCAGGTGTTCAAGATCCTCCTGGAAATCCTCCTGCTGACATGGCTGCTGCTCTCCTGGCCCTCCAGGAAGGTCTCCGGATAGGGACCGTGGGCCGCGGAGGAGGCTCCGAAAACACGCTTGATGCCATAGGGGCCTTCTTCACTGATGACCTCCTTGACCTGGATCAGGATGGCGCCCTAGACTCTACGAGCTGGGCGACAGATGCGGCCGGGGCTCCAGTCCATCATGTAGATCTTGCTGATTATACTTATCGCATAGTCGTCGTCCTTGGGGACGAAGAGGCTCAAGGTGATGTTTGGACTGCCGAACAAGCTAGGGACGTGATGGTCTCTGCCAACGGTAGATTATTTTTAATAGGACCCAGCATGGAAAGCAGGACCGGCAGAATGGTAAGGGCTAGTTACGAGCCCCTTCTCGACGCCGGCGCTGTCTATGTTGAAATGGATGTAGTTAGGAACGGAAATGCTAACGATCCAGAACCCGAAGTTGCTTCTGGCATCTCAGATGCTCTAGAAGAAGCTGTCTGCATAGAAGCTCTTGGGGAAGAGGAGTAAGATGACTCTCTTTCGCTTAGGACTTCTTGTCTTTTTAAGTTCTTTTGTGGTTAGCTGCACTGGCTGCTCTTTTCAGAGAGAAGAAACTCCAGGACAGTATAGCTATTTATGTTTACCAACCAACTCCAAGGTCTCTATGGCCGTGGGGATGCAGGCTCAGACCCAGGCTCTTGGAGCGAATGGGCTCAGCCAAAATGACGGCGAACTAAAGGTTACTCGGGCACTGAAAAATGCCTGGTTTATAGGTGCTAGAATCCACCTGGATGAAAGGTTTAACGAGTTAGGAAAAAGAGGATATAGATTTGTGGGCATTAGCATGTATGATCCCGAATTCGGGGCGATCTGGGTTTGCTTTGAGAAGAAAGCACTACGCTAGTACAAGGATTTACACATGATTGAAGGTGACTGGGAAGGCATTATCGCCGATCTCGTTGACGTCTTGACCCCCCATACTTTTATTACCGACAACGTTCCCCACATAGAACATGAAGTTGAAGGCTTCATCCGTCGCATTAGGGCTAAGGTCCAAAAAAGAAACGCTCAGATTCTTGAAGAAAGAATCCAAAAGCTTCATTCCTAATATAGAAAGTTGAATACAATAATTTGCTCGATCCAATTGATTCCACCCATCTGAGCACTATCTATGACTCTCGTCCATATCGCTCCTTCTCGCCCCTGGAACTCGAGCTCCTCGAGCTGACTTCTCCGGTAATGATTACGGGCAACAAAACTCCCGACGGGGACACCGTCGGGTGCGCTGTTGCGATCTATCATTTTCTTAAGCATTATGGCATTCCTTCTTTTCTGCTTTTTGGAGAAGAGGTTCAGCCTCGACTTAAGTGGATGCTTCATGACGTAGAGGTTTGGTCTCAGTCTTCGGGGCCCCCTTCGAGGACTGCACAGAGCCTGGTGGTGGTAGATGACTACCCCTGCTCGGAGAGGCTTGGGGTGACGCTCCCCCCAAGCGGGACAAGCACAGTTGTTATAGATCATCATATCGATAATCCCCTCTATGCTAGGGTGCGAAGACCCTCAGGGCAGGGCGATGCCCCTGCACTTACGATTTTAAATTCCGGCATTACGGATATTCGATGTGATCAGGGGATTATTTACGGTGACCGCCCCACCAGCCTGTACTGGTCTCACGTTCCTTCCACTGCTTGTATCTTAATAGATCTCGGAATACTTCACCCGTATCTCTGGTGCTCTCTTGCTACTGATTCTGTTTTCTTTACAGTAGATAATGTAACTGTCAGCAAGTATGTTCAGGCTCTTGCAGCTCATCTTGAGCTGCCTGCAGTTGCCTGCCGTGTCAGGCTCACAGACGAAAGAACCTCCCAGTTTATTTCAGCACTTACTCCAAAGGCATCCCTTTCGGCTCTTGATGCTCTCACTGAACCCCAGAGGATTAGCTGGGAGGTGATTTCCTCCCAGGCATCGAAGAACGCCGAGGCTGGTACGATGTGCTTTGCCTCTGTCTCGGTTTCGGACCCCGGCTCCTTCAAGACAATACTCTCAATTCTTTGTCGTTTTGCGAATATTGTCTGTCTCTACAATAGGAACTCAGGTAAAGTTTCACTGCGTTCTGACCTGCTTTCTTTTTCTGTTAATGAAATAGCTGCAGAGTTTGGCGGAGGGGGACACAAGTATGCTGCTGGATGCTGTCCGTCAAACAAGAATCGAAAATATACAGAGCTGAAGCAGGTGCTGACAGATAAGTTCCGCTCAGCTTGAACACCTGCTGACAGGAACAATAGCCGCCTCGGCTGGCTGGTAGTCAGGAGGCGTCTTATAAACGTCTTAAAGCAGGGTTCAATTCCCTGGGGGCGGACCAACTTTCCTGGAGACACTTCGTCATGAGCAATGATTTTATCCATTTACATCTCCATACAGAGTATTCCTTGAGGGATGCCATCACTCCCCCTGAGGGTTTGATGAAAAAATGTGCGGACGTAGGAATGAAGAAGGTTGCCGTTACGGACCACGGAAATCTCATGGGAATTCCGAACTGTGCAAAGTATGCTAAAAAGTATGGCGTTCAGCTCATCCCCGGTAATGAGGTCTATCTCGTCCCCGATGTCGAGGCGTGCAGGGGGAGAGAGTGGATAAGGGGCAAGTCCTCCCACCTCGTGCTCCTGGCGATGGACGACAAGGGCTGGGAAAACCTCAAGATCCTCACCACTCGCTCCAATTCTCAGGGTTTTTACTTCGAGCCGAGAATAGATTATCAAATGCTGGAAGAGCATGGTGAAGGTCTTATCGCGCTCACCGCCTGTTTGGGCGGAGTGCTTGCAAAGCCCTGGTTCAAGGACCAGCCTTTGGCTCTTGTGGCAGATAGACTCAAATCCATTATGGGTGATCGGATCTTTTTTGAGATTCAATTGAATGGCAGAGAGGAGCAGATCAACTATAATGATGCTGTCATCAAGCTGGCGCAGGAGACCGGCACGCAGCTCGTTGCAACCGTAGACTCTCACTACCTGGAGAAAACAGATTCGCATAAGCAGGATCTGGTCTTTGCTCTCGGGATGGGTAAGCAGCTAAAGGATCCCGACAGACACAGGTATCCCGCAGAGATGCATTCAGTTGAAACTCCTGATCAAGTTCTCTCTCGCTTCATGGATCGCTATGGAGAGATCGGCAGAAGAGCGGTCTTGAATACAAGCTATATATCCGACAACTGTAGCGCGAACGTTGAGATCGAAAGCAAGGACTACAAGATACCTTCTGTTCCCGTGGCCGAGGCGGAGGATTATGAAGACTTCATCAACTGGAAGAGAACTAAAATTGCTAAGTTCTTTTTCCAAGATTAAATTGAAACCGTAGAGTCTTTCTGCTATCTTTCTTATTTAATATTTCTATTTCAAACTCTTTCAAAGGAACTTTCTTGTCTTTTTCCTATTCTGAACAGGATGAATACCTTTTATACCTTGCCTTTAAAGGGCTGGAGACAAGAAAGACAGGATGCGGCCAGGACTATCTGGATAGATTAAAAGTTGAATTTAATGTTATCAGTCAAATGGGTTTTTCCGACTACTATCTAGTTGTTCAGGATTTTATCAACTGGGCTAGGTCCCAGGAGATTCCGGTGGGACCGGGCAGAGGGAGTGGTGCAGGAAGTCTTGTCGCATATCTGGTGGGGATTACTGACGTTGACCCCATCAGGTACGGTCTTGTCTTTGAGCGCTTTCTAAATCCAGGCAGGCTTTCCATGCCTGATTTTGATATCGACTTCTGCATGAGACGTCGATCCGAAGTCCTCCAGTATGTAAGAGAGAAGTATGGTGTCGATCAGGTTGTGCAGATTGGCACGAAAGGCACCATGAAGTCTCGCCTTGCAGTAAGGGATACTGCAAGGTGCCTGGGTCATGATCCCGAGACTGTTGATAAGTTCGGGAAGTTAATTCCCGAGGAGGCCAGGGGAGGACAAGGCGATCACAAGGTCACTCTCTCCAAGTGTATCCGTCCGGACAATAAGTTTGTTCGGACACACACGGTCTCCCTAGACAAGTTCACTCAGACATACGATGCGGATATTAACTTCCAGGAATGCGTCAATAGAGCCGCTGAGATTGAAGGTATCCCAAAGTCGACTGGAGTACATGCTGCTGGAATTGTGATATGGGATCGCCCGATCACTACCGAAGTGCCCCTGATGCGAAGCAATGATGGGAATCTCGCGACCCAGTGGTCAGACAAGGAGATTGAAGCACTCGGTCTCGTTAAGTATGACTTCTTAGGTCTTCGGACACTTACGGTCATAGCCGATGCTGAAAAGAGCGTAAAACGACGCCTAGGGCTTGAGCTTGACTGGGAGCAAATTCCTGAAAATGATATTAAAACTTATGATCTTCTTCATGCTGGTCGCTGTCTCGGCGTCTTTCAACTTACCGACAGGGGGATAGCCGAGTTCACTCGTGCTTTTAAGCCAAAGAGTGTCGAGGATATTTCAACCATCTCCGCCCTCTATCGGCCGGGACCCCTTGACAATGGCATGGTTGATGCCATTCTCAAGGTGAGGAGAGGAGAGGAGAACCCCTCCTATCCCATTCCCGAAATCAGGCACATCCTAGAACCGACTCAGGGGGTCCTAACCTATCAGGAACAGGTCCTTGAGATCGCTAGGGTCATGGCCGGCTACTCCCTCAGTGAGGCTGATCTACTCAGGCGCGCTATCGGGAAGAAGATCCCCTCCGAGATGGAAGCCAATAGGAAGAAGTTTACAGATGGCTCTACGGCCAATGGCCACAAGCTTGCAGTAGCTTCTTCGATGTATGACATGATTGAACGGTTCGCTGATTATGCTTTCAATAAGTCTCACTCTATTGCTTATTCTATACTTTCTTTTCGGACAGCTTATCTTAAGGCTCATTATCCTGCTGATTTTTACGCAGCTTGTATGTCTAGCTATGATGACCTGGAAAGAATTCGTCCTTTTCTAATAGCGGCACAGAGAGAGGGACTTCAAATCCTCCCCCCTGATGTCGACCTGAGTCATAACACCTTTACTGCGATTGACGAGAAGACAATCCTTTTTGGTCTTTCTGCAATCAAGGGCTGTGGCGAGTCTGCTATTCGGAATGTAATTGAGACTCGCGAGTCAGGCCCCTTTCTTGGGCTCTTAGACTTTTGTCATCGTGTGAACTCAAATACAGTTCGATTGAATAATGTAGAAGCTCTTGCTTTAGCGGGGGCTTTTGATAAACTTGAACCAGAGATGAATCGGCTTGAGGTCATTGACTATGCTTCTCAGGCGGTTCAGGCCCTGAAGAAAGAACAAGCCTTGGCAAGAAGGAACCAAACTTCCTTCTTTGATAAGCTTTTCGAAAAACGGGACAGGGGGATAGTGATCACTCAGGTCAAGATCCCCGCCGATCCTGTTCAGATACTTGAGCAAGAGAAAGAAGTTCTTGGCTTTTATGTTACAGGCCATCCTCTTCAGGAGTTTGAGCTACTAAGAGCCTCTCGACATTTTGATGAGATTGCGGGCCTGGAAACCCCAGAGCTTCACGTGACAGTTCTGGGTATAATTAGAAACCCTATTGTTCGGAAGTCTCGAAGAGGTTCTAAGTTTGCTTTTTTCGAGCTAGAAGATGAGACTGGTGTCATCTCCTGTAAACTTTGGGGAAATGTTTTTGGTCAGTTTTCTGACTTCCTGGAAGACGGAAAGAAAGTGATAGTTCATGCTAAGACAAACTACTATAGAAATCTTGAGCTAGTAGTTAATAGCATTGTGAACGCAGGAGTCGAAAACAACAACTTACGTTTTCGATATATCATTCCCAAGTTGTCTTTTAGCCTTGCTCTATTCCTGGCCTCTCTTCCGGCTGGCCCCACTCCTCTTGACTTAGAGGTTCCTGGGTACAGATATCGGCTTGGGCGGTTTTCATTAAGCAGCACAAGGTCTGCAAAACTGGCTTCTCTTGGAGCCTATAAGGAGACTCTTAGATGACTGAACTAGCTTGGACCGACGAAGAGAGAGGATGTCTTTCAGCTCAAATTGAGAGGATGGGCGGGATGATTAATCCCGGCTACCTCTCCTTCTGCCTCAAGAGAGACCTGGGCGTAGTGAGACCGCATGAGTCCATAGCGGCTGAGGCCAAGAGACTTAAGGCTACTGGCGAGAAGCCGCCTGCCTTCTCCCCTCAGAAGATCTCGTCTCCCCCTCGGAGGTACAAGATCAGAGAGCGCTGTAGAGATATCATCAACGAGATCATAGAAGAACTCCCGCCTACTCGCAAGGACCCTGTTCCCGTGGTTTACACCGAGAATGGCTGCACGCCAGTTCTTCTTCTGTCGGATTTACACTTTGGGGAGCTCGTCAAGGTTAATGGCAACTATATTTTCAATTTTGAGATTGCTGAGCGAGATTTTAATGCCATTATTGATAAGGCGATATCTTCCCCCGAACTCACGGCTTACAACGTCGATGAAGTGGTTGTTCTGCTAGGAGGGGATATCATCGATGGCGAGATGATCTATCCGACTCAGGCGACTCACGTTCAAGGTGGGTCTTACTCTCAGTACAAAGATACGATCCGAGTTATCTGGGAAGCCCTCTTAAAGCTGCAGGCTCGTTTTGGCTTTGTTAAAGTTTACTGTGCGGCGGGCAATCACGGTCGAGCAAGTCGTCTCCATGCAGAGATGTCCAACTGGGATAACGTGATCTACTACAGTCTGGCCCTTCTGGCAGAAGGCCAGGATGTGAACATTGACGTCAATGTTCCTGAGCAAATGTGGATGGACTTTCTCCTTAGAGACAAGTGGAGTGCTCACCTAAGACACATAGGCGTTACGCAGCCGGCTTCGGCCTCCCCAGGCAGACGTCTCAGGAATTGGATTGAGATGCACGCTGCTGATATTCTTTTTTGGGGTCACTATCACGACCCCGCTATGTTTTCTTCTGGCTACGCCAGAGCCTTTAAGAATGGGGGGCTTCCCCCCGGTAATGATTATTCAGAAAAATTAGGGTTTTTAGAGAGTAGAGGACAATGGCTCGTAGGCGTTACGGATGAAGAGCTTGTAGCTTTCTGTAAAATCCTAACCCCCTGAGTCTCATGTCTGACAATAAGATCTTTAGTTTTAATTTTGATGGTAAAAGTGACAACATAAAAGGGGCGTTGATGTCCCTTACAACCAAATTTGACAGTATCATCGAGTGGGCCCGTCAAGTTGATGCGAACAATGCCGGAATGGAGTCTAATATGCTCCGTCTTATTGTTAGCTTCGACACACTGGTGGGCCTCTGCATTGATGGCGGTGTCTTTTCGGAAGACGAATTTAATACCCTTCTCGAACAAAGAGTCGAAGCCATGAAGGTTGCGGTGACACCTGAGCCAACCTCGAAAATCATCATCCCCAAGAAAAAAGTTATTCCTCCCAGATAACAAAGGTCATGCCTGTGCGCATTGGTAACATGGAGGAGACGCTTGATGCTCTTAAGCCCAAGCTTGTCTCCTTTTTAGCTGAAGCAGAAATTATCGAGCAAGAGAAGGACTACTTCTGCTGTATAAATCCTCAGCATCAAGACGACAGCCCTTCTGCTCACATCCTCCCGAATGGGACTACGGGTTACTGCCATGGTTGTGGTTCAACTTTTGATATTCTTACTGCAAATCATTGGCTTAACTCTGCCCCTATTTCAGGTTTTGGTTTCATTTCTGAAAATCTTATTCCTCTGTGTGAAAAGTATGAAATCCCTTTTGACCTTGGTGACTTAAGTGAAGAAGATCGTTTCTTCATAGACTCTCACCGACTTTGCCGTCTGGTCCATGACTACATAACAACTCGAGAATGGCCTCTCTCTCTCCAGGATTATATCGAGGAGAGAGGACTCACTGTGGAGTACTGCAAGGAGAACGGGATCGGGGTGATCCCCGATTACACTCAGTTCTTTGCGCTTTTTAAAGAACAGTACACCAATGCGTTCCTAAGAGAGGTCGGCCTTACGAGAAAGGGGCTGTTCTCTAATAAGAATATAATTTTCACCTTACGAGATTCTACAGGCGCACCTGTTGGGTTTGCTGCTCGAAATATTTTCTATGAAAATGAGTATGATGCTTATGTGAAGAAGGGCAAAGTTGGCTCTCCTCCAATGAAGTATAATACTACGAGTGGGGCTAATAGAATCTATCGCAAGTCGGAGATGATTTACGGTTTTGATTCCTATATTAAGCACCACGGTGAAGGCTCTGATCAACCCCTCATTCTTGTTGAGGGACAGTTTGATCGAGAAATTCTTTCATTTCATGGATGTTCAAATGTTGCCTCTCTATGTGGGACGGCATTTACTTTGCAGCATCTTAATTTGCTTAGAAAACATAAAATATCTAAGCTGATTCTCTGCTTCGACTCGGACGATGCGGGGCACACACAGGTGGCGTCCCTGCTTGTCGGGAAGAAGGGGGAGCCCGGTCTTCTCACTGACGTAAACTTCTTGAAGATCTATGTCCTGTCCCTCCCCGATGGGGAGGACCCCCACTCATTCACGATCAAGCATGGTGCCGACGCCTTTAGGGGTATTGCTCCTGTTACGGCTTTTGAGTGGATTTTAAGGAAGCAGGATCTTGGGCAGGACCCGTTGGTTGTCGCCGAGTTGATGTTTCCTTTTGTCTTACAAGAGGCCAACTGCCTTCGAAGGGAGGAGATGATCGATCTCCTCGCAGAGAGGACTGGCTATTCGATAAAAGCCATAGAGGAAGAGATTGTTCGTAGAGAGGACACTGTTGCCGCTCAGCTGAAGGTGGAGAAGCGAAGTGTGGTCCAGGACGCCCTCAGGCAAATCCAATATTCAGACGAGGCCGGAGAAGAGGTCTTACGACAGGCCCTAGACAAGCTGGAGTCCCTGGACAAGACCGTATCGAGGAATCCGCTCTCGATAGAAGAGACGGTCTCAGCTCTTGATGTGCAGATCGCCGAGGAGGCGGTTCTGGAGGGCCCTAGTGGCTTTCGCTTCGACAGGCTACACCATCTACAGGAGGCGATCAACGGGCCCTGTGAGGGCACCGTAATCGGCCTTGGAGGGGTTGCCAATACGGGGAAGTCTGCGCTCCAGTCTCAGATTGCAAAGGAGATAGTGGAGTGCAACGACGATACTGTCGTGATCCTCCACACGATCGACGACAGCCGGATGCAGATGAACCGCCGCTTGGCTGTTCAGTTTGCAATTGATATTGCCGAGTCCGAGGGCATCGACATGGAGCTGACCCTCAATAAGATCGCGAACCCCAAGTACTGGGTAACTCATCCCCGCTATGGCGATGCTCACAAGTACTTAATGGACCTGCGAGATGCAGGTTATGATAAGTTAAGAAAATTTATGAAAGACGGGCGTCTGCACGTCAAGGATATGACTCATGGTATTACTCTAGATCTACTAGAGAGAATGGTTAGAAAAGCACGAGCCGACTACTCCGATCAAAAGATTGTGGTTATTCTCGATAATTTTCATAAGACAGGTGGGCACCAAAAGCTAGATGAAAGAACAGCAGTAAAGCGCAAGTCTTCGATGCTTAAGACGGGTATCGCCCAGACTTACGGAATCACTGTCTTCTCTACTTTTGAATATAAAAAGATAGAATCAGGGAAGCGCCCTACTAACAACGACTTACGAGACGCTGTTAACATCGAATATGATCTCAATTATCTTGAACATCTCTTCAGCCAGCTAAAGGCTGCGAAGGACACCGGAGAAGAAGAAAAATGCTCGATGTGGCATGGCCATCCTTTCAACAAGCTCCCAATTATAGAGGGTGATGTAGGAAAGAATAAGATCACAGAGTTTACGGGGAGGCATCACTTCAAGTTCTTCCCCGCTCAGTCTCGCTATGAGTGTCTCTCTCCAGATGAGGCATTCTCTATCAGTGAGACCAACAAGATGGGTTCAGAAACTCAGGCCGAGTCTCGTGACTGGGTCTGGAAGAACGGGAAGCGCGTCCCCTTAACCAATACGCCCAAGACTGCTAGTCAGAAGGCACTCCTTTCGGATTCTTATGGTTTTAAAAGTTCCTAAGCTAACACTTGGCCAGTTTTTGGTTCTGGGTGGCCTTGTGGCCCTTGCGGTTTACCAGTACCTCCAAGTTCGATCTCTTGAGGGCTATATCTCTCGCTCCCAGGAGGACCTGAGAGTGCAGATGCAGTCTTTTAACAGAGACCTCGGGCGTGCTCAGACCTCGTTCGCCTCGAGCCACGAGGCTTTAAGGAAGCTGGTTCGAGGCATTCCTGTCACTATAAGGCAGGACTTGGACAGAATGAATGCAGAGATTGCATCAGTTGCTCGGTTTAGGATAAGCGCAAGCTCGAGTAGCACTGGCAGGGTCAAGCCAGTGCCGGCGATTTCGGCACCAGATCCCGGGCCTCTCTCTTGCAACTGGTCGTTCTCAGACTGGAGGATGGAAGGTGAGTATAGCGGGGGCTGTGGCGACGGTGACTTCACCTATGTCTTGAACCAATCCTATGAGGGCCTCTTGCTTGAGGCAAAGGCCCCTCAGGGTTCTGCTCATTACCTCAAGGTTTGGGAGCTTGGGCCTGAAGGAGGTCGGATGGAGCCGCCCCTGACTCTCAATGATTTTACTGTAGTAAAGAAACTAGAAAGCGAAGATGCTTGGCAGGTTCCCGCTATACACCTTGATCTGGGTATTGGTGTGGACCTCCGGCCGTCAGGCGAGGCGTCAGTCTCGCCTCATGTGGGGATTTCCTTTTTAGGACACGGAAAGACGAAGGATGATTTGAACTGGCGCCTTATCAAAGCAACGGTGTCCCCATCGGAGGAGGCTGTTGGTATTGGCGCCTGCCCTTTTTCTTACAATGTGGGGAAGAAGCTGCCACTCTTCAGTAACATCTGGCTCTCGCCGTGTTATCTCTATAGAGACGGTCATTCTGCCTCCCTTCAGCTCTCTGGAGTTCTTTAATGGATCCTGAATTCGCCCGCATACTAAAGAAGCTAGCTAAAGAATTTGTACATCAAACCACAGATCACTTGTTTTCTGACAAAACGCCTCCTAAAAAGCGCCGCCGAGAGTCGAAGGGAGGGAAGAAGTAATGCCGAGCTATTCATTTAAGTGTGCAGCCTGTGATGCCGAGCGGACCCTGTCCATGGCCATCACAGAGGCTCCCGGTATCGGTTCTCATATAATGATCAAAGATGACGAGGACCATTGCGCCGAGTGCAACGGGGAAGTCTTTGAAAGGATCTGGGGCAAAACTTCTGCACCATTTCGATTCAACATGAGACGAACCTCTCTCTAATTATGTATTACATCCTCGGCTTTCAATTCTTACAGTTCTTTTTGCTTATTGTCTGTCTTCCTCTGTTCGTGCGTTTTATCATGAATAGATGGCAAGCATCCGCTCTTTCTGCGCTGACAGAGAATGCAAAAGCATACAGCCAGAACGTCAACAGCGTTGAGGTCAGGCTAAATGCTCTTGAGGTCAGAGCTACTGCCTCCAGGATGAGTTTTGACAAGAAGCTTGCTTCACTTTCAACTTCGATAGAGAAGGTCCCTGCAACAGTTCTCCGGACTATTCAGGGTTCCGTGAACTCAACTTCCGGGAAGCTCGGAGAGCTGGTTCAGTTTATTGAGCTTCAAAGAGCTTATGATAGACTGATCCCTGTTGGTAATATCGTCGATTTTGTAGCTGTAAAGTTTCCAACAGAAGACTCTCCGGGCGTTGTGCATTTTATCGATGTCAAGACGGGCAAGAGAGCTGTCCTTTCCAAGGACCAGAAGAAGCTAAAAGGTATTGTCCAGGAGGGTCTTGTCGAGTTTCACACAGTGAAGATGGAGGTAACTTGAAAGTCTCTATAGATGGATTGACCTCCTACTCCTTTTGTCCTCGGTACCTCGAGCTTGAAGGCCCCAGCCTTTTGAAGTCGAGGCTTGATGGCTCGGGGGTAATTAGGTCTCTGGTTACTTTTGTCTTCAGGAAGGAGTTAGAAACCTCCGAGAAGGTCTCTTCTACTGTGATAAAGAATAAGTGGACAAAGATCTTTTGGGCGAAATACCCAGAAGAGCATGATGAAAGTCACGCTCTCTTCAGGCGACACAAGTCCTCCCTTAGAGGGTTTCTTCTCTGGTATGCGCGGCATCCAGGTCGCGTCCTGGCGTTGAATTTTTCCCTTCAAGGGGAGATGGATGGCGCCTATCCGCATCTTGTCACTGGTCTCCTTCCTGCTATCTTTGAGCATGACGATGGAGCTGTTTCGCTCTTCTTTCTTCATGAGAATTTTTACCCAGAAGATCTACTGAAGTCTCCCGCGATTAAATATCTCGGAGCTATACTCCACTCTCAGGGCTTCTCCGTTAAGACTATTATTAATTTTGGCGGAGTTCACCGAAAACCCTTTCGCATCCAAGAACTCTATCCAGATGGATCCTTCTGGGAGGGCTCTTCTCGAGAGCTGGTGGGGCTTCTTGACTCAATGCAAGCTGGTGTTTCTTATACAAATTTCGCTAGTTGCTCAAAATGTCTTATTGCCGACAGGTGTCGTAAAACTAAGGTCTAATGTTTTCTGCTACGGTTCTGTGTCCAGCTGAAGGCGAAAGATGGGATGAAGAGTATATACAGTTAATTTTTAGAACGATTATTTGGTTCAGGGTCCTGCCTCCCGATGTAAACTCCAAACCTTTTGAGCACCTACCCCCTTTGGATGTCGACGAGCTGGACGACGAGCTCTTCTCCTTGATAGAGAACTTAATCTTCGAAGAGAGCTTGGATGGTCATATCAGGATCTTCCATATGCCTGATGCTCCAAAATACTCCTGTTGGATTCTTCCGACTCAAACTAACATGACGGTGTGGAATAATGTCAAAAGGAGCTGAAGAACTCCGTCAGATTATCAAGGACATCTATGGGGAGCAGGTAAAGATCAAAGACGAGTATCAAATGGGGCGCAAGCTCCGCCTGGACTTCTTCCTCCCCGTCTATAAGATAGGATTTGAGTTTCATGGAATACAGCATGAGAAGTACACTCATCACTTTCACGGTTCGGCCCTGGACTTCAGGGCCTCGAAGAGACGTGACAGATTGAAACACGAGCTAGCCCTCGAGCAGGGTATTTCCCTGGTCGTCATCTGGCACTCAGATCCACTCACGGTTAAGTTTGTATCAAAAAAGATAAAGGAAGCAATTTCTTCATGAGTAATTTTGACTCCTTGAAAACATACATCTCCTTTAAGGTCAGGATTTCTGGCTTTGATCCTCCAAGGCTAACTGCCATCCTCAATGCCCTCTCCTCTCATGCTCCGCTGAAAGACTTTAAGACAAGTGCTACTTGGTCTTCTTCTTATATCGGTAGCTTAGTGAACGGAGATGGGCCAGTAGAAGGTATCGCTATCACCTATCTCTATAAAAGTGATATGATGATTAATCTCTTCCAGAGGATTGTTGATGCGGGGGCGAAGGCTAACGGTGGACCTTTTCATTTTAAGTTTTGTGGCTCTTATCTGAATAGGGGACGGTTTTACTTTGAGTCAGATCAAGTCGGTTTTGTCTTTCCGGTCGAACCCTTTGACTTCTTTTAATTTATGACTTTAGAAAAGCAAAAATCAGATCTACTTGGAGGTGTCTTTTTGTCATCTCCACTTAATTCCAAGTATCTCCCTCCCTTCTCAGCAAAGGTGATGTTTTATGTAAAGCATCCGCCCTGCCCTCAGCCTAGACCGAAGGCCCGTCGCTTACCGATGGGAGTTCAGATTTATACTCCGAACTCAGCAAAGGTCAAGGCGTGGAAGGATGCTGTCAGGTCTTCCTGCCCTGTCCTGAAGGAGGTTCCTTCCGGACCTGTCAGAGTTTCCTCTGCGTTCGTTATAAAACGCCCGCAGGCCATGTGCGGAAAGGCGTATGCTCCTGAGTATCTTGTTCATCTGGCGAAGCCAGATATAGACAATCTCCTGAAGGGGGCCCTTGACGCGCTTAAAGGCGTTTTGTGGAACGACGACAGTCAGGTTCTACTTGGCGTTGCAGAGAAATATTATTCCCCCGTAGTTTTCGGGGGTAAGTCTGGTCGTAAGCGACTTCCTGGTTCTCCTGGGGCATTCTTCCTGGTTGAATACTGAAGTTGAATCTGGCCACCCAAAAAGAAAGAGCTTTGAACAGAAAGGTTCACAATAGAGATATTGAGCTCATTGATGAGTTGGTTCTTCAATTCATCGAAGGGACAGAGGAGTCTAGGTCTTTAGCTCAGGCCGAGATTCTCTCTTACTTCAATGCCTATCTTGAAAAGTATACTTCAATTTTTGTTGGCGGCCACGTTGACCTGTCTAACTATGATACTCGTGGGTTTCTTGCGCTCTTCCTGACGGGAAGGCCGAAGTCTGCTGAGAACTTCTCGAGACAGAGGGCTCAAATTCTTCGCCGCTTTAAGCGGTACTCCCGAGAGGACGTAAAGAACGAGCTTGTTATCATCTTCCTCGGTGTTCTTCATAAGTATCGTATCTATCCAGGGGTGAACGCCCTGAACCCCTTGACTAAAATCTTTAGATGGCGTGTCAAGGATTGGTATAATCGGGTGATTAAAGATGCCCTATTTCACACCAAGGATACTGCTTTTTACATTGGGAACGAGGAGGTTTCAGCTCACGAGTGGATAGAGAAGGTGTTTTCTATCGATGTCGATTTTGATAAAAAGATAAGCGACATGTCCCTCAGTTGGGTAAAACTTCCTACACAACCTCTATATGCATCCCTCTCTCGCTATGAGAGGTATCTGTTATTGTTATTTTATGGGCAGTCAATGCCTATCTCTCGAATTGCTCAGACCCTAAGTAGGGATAAGGACACAATAAAGAGGCATCTAACAGCGATTCATTCCAAGCTGGAGAAGCTTTTCTTAAATGGAATTCGACCTAGAACAGAGTGATGCAGCGGCTGCCCTGGTCAAGGTAGAGTCTCACTTAACCTTGGACTGTGTCGTTGGCCAGCCCAACGCGATCGGGACTCTTCGCAAACTTGTCGATCAGATTCAATTCACTGATTTATTTGAACGCTGGGGAGTGGAAAAGCCGAAGGCGCTTGCGCTTACTGGCCCTCCTGGTGTCGGGAAGACGCTCTCGATAAGAGCTCTTGCGAATGAAGTCAACTGTCCCTTGATGGAGCTGAAGTACGAGGATATAGCTTCTCATCTTTATGATGAATCTATCCGGCGGCTCGCAGCCTTTAAGGATCAGGCTGCCGAGATAGCGAAGATCCATGGTCATATTATTATATTGATCGATGAAGGTGATGTGTTCTTTCAGAATCGTTCTGACAACAACACTCACAATAGCGATGTCAAAAAGACCTCCTTCTTCTTGAGATGGCTTGATGGTGACCTCGAGGGTGTTCAAGACTTAACTCTTGTAGTCACTTCCAACAACTGGGATACGGTGGATCCTGCGATCAAACGTCCCGGTCGTTTCCTGCAGATCGAATATAAAAGTCTTACAAAAAGTGATATAATAGAGGCATTTAGAGTTCACTTTGACTTGTTCGAAAAGCGCACAGATCGTAAACTATTTGACATAAAAAACTTATCATCTATTAATTTTGACCTAGGAGAAATCTCAGGAGCTGATGTCAAAGCGATAATAGAACTGGTCCTTGAGAGAAAGGCCCAGGAGCACTTATCACTTATTCAGAACTCTGAATCCCTGAGCGACCTCCCACTTCATGAGGCGATGCTTCTTAGCTCCCCCTCCCTTGTAGGTGATAAAGACTTAAAGCGAGCCCTTAGAAGCTATGCAGATAAGCTAGAATCTAAGGGGCTCAAGGGTATTGGATTTTGAGTGAATTTCTCTCAGTAGATTTACTAGAGATAATTAAGAACGAATTACTTAGACCTCGCCGTCCCACCGCAGTTAGACTCCCGACCTTTTATCCATCTTCAGCTTCAGCCATAGACTCCTCAACAGGGGATGTCATTGGCGGTTGTCGTCGTGCGGATTGGTATAGAGTCAACAGAGTATCAAAGAGTAACTCGAGGGACTTCTACCTCGCAATGATTCATGAGCTTGGAAATGCGGTTGAGTCAACCGTAGTTAAAGCTATGATGAAGGCTGGTATTTTTGAAAGCACTAACGTAAAGCTGTACGATCCTCGTACTAATCTCTCTGGAGAGCTTGACGTTGTTGGCCGATATCGAAAAAAGGATTCCTCTATCGGGTACTACGGCGTTGAGGTTAAGTCCGTGTATGGAATGGGCGTTACGATGTCCATCACTGGACGTCAGCGTGCCTGGAGGGGTCAGCCAGCTTTCAGGCCGAAGCCCAAAGACAACAACCTGATGCAGTCTATGGTGTATACGGACTTCTTTTCACCGGAAAGAGATCCAGAGTTCTCCCTCGAGGGCTTTAAGCTCATCTATCTTCCACGAGACAAGCCCATAGACGGCCGTCACTACGATATTATGCTCGTTACAAGGGAAGCCCTCACTGGCAGCTTGCTGAGCCGTCACGGTCCCTCTATGAGCCCAGGAGAGCATTACGCTCTCATCTCCACAAAAGGCTATCCCGATTATGTTGAAACTCGATTCTCGATTGAAGATATTAAGAATCGTTTTGCAGCACAGAAAGAGATGTTTGCCTCCGGAGTGGTTCCTGAAAGAACTTTTAAAAAGTTCTATAGTGCCTCCGAGGTAGAGACTCGTTACTCCAATGGCTCCCTCTCGAAGACTGCTTATGAAAAGTATCACTCCGGGAAGGACAGGCCTGGTCACTTTCTCTGTCAGAGATACTGTGACTATCGTGATCATTGCTATAAAAGGAATGGAGATCCCCGCCTTGAGGCGGATCAACTTGTTCAAATTACTACTTAGGAGTTTTTAGATGACCACAGAAAGACAGACCCCCATCCAGGGGCCCAATATGGGAGTCGAAGTTGTTCAAGGGGAGACGGAAGGGGTCGACTACTTCTTCATCAAGGACAAGGCAAAGGTAACTGTAGCCAAGCCTGTCGCTGTTCGCTTAAAGCGAGAAGGTGGCAACTATTATATGGTTGAGTTCTTTTATAAGCCCAATGAAGGACCTCGAGGGATGGAGGTCTATGATGGTAAGAGCTTTGTTCTTGTCAACACTGAGCAGATCAAGAAGGGCCGTAAAGTAGAAGAGAAGAAGACTGGCCGTCTCTTTGAGAATCTCTTTTGTGTCGGGCGCTTACGCGATACTCTTAAGGAGTTTCCAGACATTCGTTTTGACAAGTATGTCTGCCAAACTGCGAGCATGGACGACTGGAACGATACTGCTCGCCATCTTGAAGGTCTCGGCGTTCCCCTAGAGGAGAAGGAATAGAATGGTGTCTCCTCTCTCTCGCCTTTGGCGAAACTGGACTGTCCATGACCTCTTTGGACATCCCCTTTCTCGGCTCGCCTATGGGGTTTTTCGGCCCCTAGGCAGAGCTCGTGCCCAGCGTGTCTGGAGTCTGATACATGACGGCACCCTCCCCCTTGAGACTACATTAGACTAAGTTGTCTATCCTACCTTCTAAGGCTGTGACCCTATTCCCCAAGGTCTCAACGCTTGTCTCCAATGCCTTAACCCTCCCCTCAAGGAGGGTGACTACAGCATTTAATTGAGGCACTGTTGCCACGTTCAATAGCTGTCTCTCTATTTGTTTTACTCTTGCAGCAAGAGTGTTATAGGCTGATTCTAACTCTGCGTTAGTCATGGCGATTCCCCTCCCTACCTATGTCTCCTTTATTTAGCATTGCGGCAGCAGCAGGTAGAGCTGCTCTAGTGGCATTTATTCCAACGAATGCTATTGCTAGAGTAACAACACTAGAGGCTATTGTCTCGTATAGTGCAATTGTCCATCCAAACATGGCCCAGAAAACTCCAAGGGAGGCGAGTATGCTGATTGCCAGTACCGTAACCCACAGCTTTCTGCTTCGTGCTCCATTGTCGAATAGATACTTGTCCAGATCCTTCATGTCTTTTCAGGTCTCTCTGAGGTGTTCTTTCTTCTTCTGACCCTTCTCTGAGGGTCAGTGGTTTTTGCTTCCGCCTTTAGGGCGTTAGGCTTTGTGGTTTCTAGCACTTCACCTTTCTTTTCGGTTTTTGCTTTTTCTTTGGGGGTTTCTTCGATGGCTTTTTCTTCGAGTACGACATTTGTTTCTGGCTCTTTTGCTTGTTCTGGCTGAACGACTCTCCTGGTCTTCTCTCGAGAGCTAACCTGAGTCGTTGTAGGTCTGCAATTCTTACATCCTCTTGGGATGTTTACTGTCTTGACTCTCTGTATTGGGAGCCTTCTCAGTGTTGTTCTAGACATAATTAATAAATCCTATTGTTGTTTTCGATATTCTATCGTTTAGCAGGGTTGTACCCAGATCTTTTTCTCGACGGCACTGCTCTGGCCTGCGCCCACTGCCTCTAGCAACCAGCCCACGACACCCCCAACTTCCGGGGACATCGCTGTGTGCACCTCTCCTGGGTTGGTCGTGTACGGGGCAAGCT